CTAGAGGCTGATTAGTTTTTAGAGTAACATCGCCTGCGCCACTAATAACAGCAGCATCTCTATATAGCGTAGCTGAAAAGCTAGGAGTGACGGCCCATATATCTGTTGTTATAGCCATTGTCTATTCTCCTATTTAAGCAGTACGTGTAATAGTATAAGCAGTAGCACTACTAAATAATAAAGTATATCGTGCTAGTCCAGTTACACCCGCAGGTACAGTAAGTAGCCCGAATGATGCGGCTACAGCGGCTGCTGCGGCTGATAAAATTGCGTTAGTACCAACAACCATTGTTACTGTGCTAGCGCCACCGGTATTATCAACGACTACATCAAGAACTGTCCCTGCAGTTGCCTGTAATTCAGCGCCTAAAAGAGTTCCAGTTGGAAATGTAATACTTGTTCCTGCTGCAGATGTTGATGTAATATATCCTGTAGCTACTTCAGCTGCGGTTGCGACTGCAGTTGCGTTAATAGCTGCGGAGGTAGTGTGATCGGACAGAAAGCCGCTTTGTGATACGACTGGTCCTGAAAATGTAGTTCTTGCCATGATATTTCTCCATACAAAGTTAAGCTTATCCGTCGTGTATGCGTCTGCTGGGGCAGTCTGATAAGCTGGATGTTCCCAGATAATTAATGGTACACGTTTTCACACTATTATACAACAAAAAGGTCAAAACACGTTCATGAGTTGTATATAAAGAAAAGCCCAGCAGAGAGGAGCCAGGCTTTTCAGAGGTAGTGCTTTAAGTAGAACTATGAAACTACTTATGCACCTGGTGAACCCCACATACCTAGTGGATCACTCCAACCGAATGAATATCTTTCACGGGCTTTATATCTTACATTGCCAGTATCGAAATCACCATCCATCGAAGTTGTTAAAGCAGTTCTTTCAAAATGCTTCATACCGTTAGGCACGTCAGTAGTTAAGAAGTAAGCGTCACTATCAGTTAGATAGTGGTTTACTGTATAACCTTCTGGTATTGCACCATTAGTTCTTAATGCATTGATGTCGTTATCTGCTGTAGATACACGAAGTTGTGTGTCAAGCAAACGAGTAGCAACGAATTGAAGAGCTGGTGGAATAACCAACTTACGTGGTTTAGCTGCAATCAATAGACCTCTTTCATCAGTCCATGCTGCGATTTGAATCACTGCGTTTTCTAATGCTGTTTCGTTAAGATCTGTTGGTGTCGCTTGTGTATTACTGTTAGTACCACCACTCACCAACGGGTGATTAGTAACTGCTGATGCAGAGTTTGTACCAAACAGTGAACGATTGTCACCACCTAAGAAAGAACCGTTAAAGCCATTGTTTAAAACGTTAGCTGCTCTAACTTGTTTTGTGTTCGCCATTGATCGTGCAAGAGCTTTAGTATAACGAGCTGAAAGACTATCATATAGATTATCTTCAACTGCTTCTTCAGTTAAACTGAATCCTAAAGCAATTGTTACGTGGTTGTATCTAGCTGTAAAAGCTTCTTGTGCGTTGTCATACGCAATAGCTGCTCCCTCAGATTTAAGAGGTGCGGCTGCAAAGCCAGCTAGTTTTGTTTCTTCTTCGAAAGAACGATCTGAAGATTCAGTTTCGTAAATCTCTTTATGTTCTTCCCCATAACGTGCATATTCTAAACCGAATAAGGCGTTAAGTCCTGGTAATAGCTCCTTAAGGAGCTGGGCTCTTGAAATTGCCATGTTTTATTCTCCTTAATTAGATTCCAGTTGAGTTAGTGTATGAATGAATGCCAGCATTGAACTTAAGTAATAAGTCAGTGAATGCATCACCCACGGTTGAAGTTGGACTATCTACAAAGTCAACAATACGGAAAGCAATAGTGCTTGTCGTAGCTGTTGTAGAAGATACTGCACTACTAGAATTACCGGTTGTAGTATCGCCTGTAGTTGTAGATTGTACTGCTGCGAAGTTAGTATTCTGACCTAAGTCAGCTTGTGTAACTGCGCCGTCCGCTTGTGCCATAAAGACTACTTCTGGGTCGTCAATAATATATGCTTGAGCGTCTGATGCCACTGTGCCTGTTGGCCAGTTTTGACTAAACACTATTGTGCCTAGATTAGGGTCTGTGTAAGTACAACCTACAAAAACACCAATAACACCAGCAGGGAATGCGTCTGCGTTGTTACCTAAATCTGTAACAATTTCAACAGTTCCCGCGGCTACGATTGCAACAACCGAGCCATTGTATATATTAGTTGCGTATCCAGAAGCAATCGGTAATAGACGCGTAGAGCCCGCATAAGGGGTACCGCCTATATGGTTTACCGCTTTAAGCCCATAGGGCGTAGCTGTAGTTGCCATGATTGTTTCTCCTATTTATTTTTTACCCTTTCCAAAACTTCGACCATTTTCTTGACCTTCAGCAAACTTAGGCATACGCGGATCGTTTTGATTCATGTATGCAGCATCTACTGCTTCGGTCTGAGCACGTGTTTTTTCGTTAACATGCGCCGCTCTTTGGTCCATCATTTCTTGAGGAGCTTTACAAAGTAATAGACCTCCAATTTCTATGCCTTCTTTAAATTGGCTATTGGGGTCTGCCTGTATTATGACTTCTGGGTGTTCCGAATGCTTCACCGGTTCCCAGCCTTCACGCATTTTTGCAGAAACGTTCCTGTTATCAGGTTCATTAAGTAAAGAAACTCTGACCCAACGATACGCCCATCCCGGTTGTTGTTTGAACTCCGGAAGAAGCGAGGCAGGTTGCCACTTTTTCGCTACGTCTTCTCGTACTTCTGTTTCTCTTGATTCTCTTTTTACCTTATCCATTTGCGTTCTCCAATTTCATAATTTCTCGTGCATATTGCTCAGGTGTTAACTTTAGTTTTTTCGCTAAAGCGACTTGCGTCTTAGTCAACCTAACTTTTTTAGGGCTAGTTGATCTGGTTGCAGGAGCAACAACATTTGAAGGTTTGCGTTGGGCGGGTTTCTCCGGTTCCAACGAATTATCCCCAAAATTTTCAGGGAATCGTTTTTGCATCGTTTCATCTATACGACGATAGTATTCGTCACTTGTAGGACTTAACCCACTCCTGACTAATTGTTCGTGCACACCTAGGGCTAGACTTGTCATTTGCTCATCTTTCCCAAACCAATCGTTATTACTTTGCCAATCTGTTGCTTTGGCGTCGGGCTTAGCAATCGGAGGTTGCACTTGTTGATTAGACTGTACTCTAGTTTCTGCTTCTTGTCCAGAAAAATTATATTGAGGCCTTATAGTCCGAGCCGAAGACAGCTGATATTGAGCATCATTCATTTTAGTCTGGGCGTCAATAATTTTAGTAGTGTCTCCAGAGTCATAAGCTTCCCGATAATCTCTTTGGGCTACAGACAAATCAGCCTCAAATTTACCTTGAAGTGTTTTAATATAATCTTCTTCGCCAGCGCTTAATGTGGTTTTTAGTTGATGGTTTTGTTGAATATATTGTTCAGCAAGTCTTACAGCTTCTTGTCTTTCCCGATCGGCTTTTTCTTTTTCACGTCTTTCATCATGGTGCATCTTTTTTAGTTGCGCCATACGTTGTTTAACACGTTCAGAATAATCTTCTAAAGTGTCATTTTCAACTTCTTTAACAATTTCTTCAGGCAGTGGTTCTTTGCCTCTGTCTTCAAGAGGAGTGTCATCTTCTATTTCTAAATCTAACTCATCTTGTTTAGGCTCTTGTTCTACTCTTTCAACATCTGACGTAGATTTTTCAGGGGCAGCTTTTTTACCTTCGTCTAAATCGACTTCTAGCTCCTCTCCCTTTATATCTAGTTCATCTGGTATTTCATTTATTATCTCTGCCATCTTTGCTCTCCTTATGCACTGACGTACTTATCAGCGTTGCGGTTGTGTTTGCGACGATTCCAATCTCTTGGAACCACCTGTAAATTACCTAAAGAGTGTTTACCACCTTTCGATAACGGTTGTATATGGTCAACTTCCCAAGCAAACCCTGTTTCTAAGGTTCGTTGTCTAGCTAACTCATAAATTTCTCTAAGTGCCCATCTATCTTCAGATGATACTCTTTATTCTTTATACGAAGACGCTCTTTGTTTTTAGCATAATACTCCTTCATATAATTTGGATCAGACCTAAGCACGTTCATAACCTCTAGGGTCATCAACAACTGCTTCTACTGTGTCATCTGAGATGAGTCTAAACTCTTTGCCGTGTATTTTAATTCTAGTTCCTGAGTAAGCACGAGTTATAACAAAATCCCCCTCTTTACACCACGGACCTGTTGGAAACCTAGCGTCGTCTTGATAAGCTAAATCTCCTAACTGCATAACAAATAAGACCACCGTTGCATGTTCTTGTAATTGTTTTACAGAATCTGATTTAATGATCCCACCTTCATAAGTATCTTCTGCTTCAGGCACCATACATAATATGCGGTATCCTTTAACATCAGGTAACTGTGTAGTTAGTTTAGCTAATGCTTCTTCTTCACTAACTTTCTTACCTTCAGTGGTTTCAGTATTTTTAGTTTTAATAGGTGCTCCAGAGCTGGAGACTATTGTTTTGTCTGGGGTGGCTATAGTCATTATTTACCCCTTTTCTTTGTATCTATATTTACTACACTGTCCGTAGGACTGCTTTCAAAGTCTTCGTCCTCTTTTTTATGTACTATCAACATATCACTAATCATCATTTGAACTGTATCAAATCCTCTAATCTGTCCACATGCATGTTGATAACCTCCAAGGTCTGCACCCCCTCTAGCCATGTCTTCCGTTACTTCGTTGCGTCTCTCTTTTATCTGGCTTGATAAATATAAGAGCGTTTCTTTCTCTGTCATGTTAATCCTTTTTTAGTTGTTTTCTCCATTATTGGATTCTTTCGTCTTAGGTGCATTACGCATCTGAGATTCTTTTTCCCGAAGCGCTATGTCTTGCTTCTTATTAACTGCAGCTGCGCCCATTTGTGCCCCAGCTAAAGTTTCCTGGGACTTAATACGATTTCGAGCACTTACTACTTCTACACCCATCTTAGCCCCTTCAAGTAATTCTTTTGCTTTTATTGCTTTATCGTCTGTTACTGCTTTAGCTCCTAGTTGAGCTCCTGCAATTTGTTCATTGGATTCAATCCTAGCTTTTTCTAAAATCATATCTCGTTGAACATTAGTTGATAGTTTTTCTTGCTCTAACATTAACTTACCTTTATCAAGCTCAATATCAGCCATTGTTTTCTGTGCTTTCATTTGAGTTTCCTGTTTCTTAAGCTCAAGTTCAGCTTGTTGCATTTGAATCAATGGATCTTCTTGCGCTTGCTGAGCTTGTCTTTGTTGAGCATCAGATTTATTCTGTTGTAACAGTTTTTGTGCTGCATCAGCTGAAAGCCTAGCTACTTGGTTCTGAATATTTTCTGGCATTACTTCGTCTTCTTCTGGAAGTGGTACGCCGAGTTGTACTTCAATTTGTTTTCTATATTCAAAAGCTAAATGCTCTGCTAGATGAGCTTCCATCGCTGCCTGCATTTGAGGCGCTTTTGGATTCTGCCCTAGCATCTCACGGACAAGAGGGTCGTCTCTAAATGTAGCATGTACTGCAATGTGAGCTTTTTGATCTTGGAATAAAAATGCTTTAACTGGAGTTCCGTTCACCATGTTCATATTCTCAGATACTGGGTCTAAAGGTTTAGCATCGTCGTCTGTAGGAATAAGTTTTCCTATATTTTTAACGCCTAATACTTCAAGCATCTGCCTATTAAGTTCTTTTAAGTCATAAATGTCTGGATTTTGTTGAGCCATCTGCATAACTGCTTGATACTGAACAACTTTCTGTGCCATTGTTGCAGCATTAGGGTCAGCTACAGGTATTAAATTAACCTTATCATAGTCTTCTTGTTTAGCTCCGGGAGTTCCTGTTGAAGGGTCATACTTATAATCAGAGTCTGTATAGTCTCTAATAATATGCTTAAGTAATAAGAACTCTTTTTTCATTGAGTAATAGATACGCGCATTAACTGCTGACATTACTTTCAATGTTCGTTCGAGTATAGCGAGTGTAGAACCTACTGGAGAGTTAGCTGACATGTCAGATACTTTCATATCGGCAGCAGAAGCAAAGCGTCTACCCTCATCAATAATTTTATCCATTAATTGAGCTAATACTTGGCTTGGCTCTTTATATGGAAGATTCATTAAGTTATCACGGAGTGTTCCGGCTGCAGCATCTACATCACGCCACTCACCTGGACCAATTGGTGTATCATCACCTTTTATACGTAAGCCCCTAGTTTTAAATCCACCTGGAAGATTTGATAATGTACCTGCGTCAACTAATTGTCTTAATAGCATTGTTCCTGATTTTGAAAACGCCCCAATTAAATGAATCAGACCAAAACAATAAAACCCAAATCCTGGTATATAGCCATAATGCACAAAGTGTTCTCTGCGTTTTTTTGTACTGTCCTCTTGTTTCCAATTACGTCTAACAGATAAAATATCAGTAGTACCTTTGTCTATCGTTACAATATAAGGTAACGCTATTCCTGTTTTTCTATTTCCGTCTTTATCTTCATAACCTTCTAAGTCAAGGTTAACGTTCATTTCTAATATTTTATATCGATCATCATTAGTAGCGTCAAAGCCCATCTGTTCTGCAATTTTTTTCTCTACTTCATCTAAGTCATAGTTAGGCTCACCTAACTCTACGTCTCGATAAAAACCTAGTTCTTGTAAGTTATGTATTTCTTGTTTAGTCTTGCGCATAACATGAGTTACACGTTCGGCTGTTTCTAAGTTAGATGCACCGTAAGGCACAACCATATCTTCAGCGGGTACAAATAATGACACTTGTCGACCAAGTGCTGGGTCGTAATAAACTTTCTTAAACGCATTACCTGCTAATCCTAAACCCCATAACATTCTTTCATGTTCAGGTCTGTACTCAGGCATCATATCCATGAGTTGGTAGTTCATATTCTCTTGTACACGTTGTGCAGCTTCAATACATTCTGGAGTTTCTTTACCAACAATAGAAGTCTTCACTGGGCCTGCAGCAGGAAAGGTTTCCATCATTGTTTCAGCTTGGAATTTAACTAATGCTTCGGAGAGTAGTGGGTGATAGACAGCACATGCGCCTTCCCACGGTTCAGTACGTTCTTCAAGTTTTAACCCTAATAGCTCTAACCCATCAACATAAGTATCAAGCCAATCTTTTCTTGAGTTAACATCATTACTAAAATCTTCAAGTAAATTTGAAGACAGTTCAACTAGAGTTCCTTCATCTAATTCTTCAGCTAAGTTTTTATCAAACTCATCATCATCCATTCTATCTGGATCAATAACAATCTCACTATCACCAATACCAATAGTAACTTTTTCTGGGTCTTCTATTTCAATTTCAATAGCTTGTTCTTCAACTGCTGCTTCATCTATGCCAACTGGAGCTTCATATAGTCCTTTATCTACGTCTGCCATTGTTTATCCTTAGTCTATAATTTTTTTGCCACCCTGCAGTGGTTTTCTTGTTAATTTATCTAATTCTTCTAATTTATCTAATTCTTCTGTTGTATATAAATCGGCGTTTCCCAGTTCACCAAATGGTATAGGAGAAAACCCTTCAACTAACCCTTCAACTAAATCTTTTGCATTAGCAGAAGTAGCAGCAGTTAAAGCCGCGCCTACCCAAGGTACTTTCTTTAATATTTTTTTAATCTGAGTACCAAAATGAATTCCTTTACCCGTATCCCCTATGTTACTAGCACTATTATATATTTCTACTGGATATTGTCCTACTGAAGGTTTAGTAGAATATTTAACAGTCTTTAATATTGTTCCAGTTTTTTTAGGTCCATAATCTTCAGTTAACACTAAATTTGCTCTACCAGTAGGTTTACCCCTAATAATTTCAGGTTCAAGTTTAGTGGCCATATCTGGATTTTGAAAATAACCACCTAAGTTATTAGTGGCCTTTTTATCCATAAATATAGTTTTACCTGACTTAGGTTGTATTCCGGTTGTTTTATCTATATGCATAGCTCCACTTCTATTTCTTATAGTAGTAGCATCATCAAAGTGTGCATATTCAGAACCTCTATCGGTAACAAAGCCTCCTAACATATCATCTTGTGCCATTGTTTATCCTTATATTATAGTGCATATAACCTTTTATTTTTTCGACCTCTAAACATCTGTATATCATCTTCTTCGTCATTTGGCAAGCGAATAAATCCACCCTGCCGAAACCTTGCTAGAGCCAGCGTTGTAGCATCAACTAAGTCATCGTTGGCACCACTAGGGAAATCGTTGCATTCTTCAATAACCTCATGCGCCCAACGTCTGTCTGGTGCCCAAACCACACCCCCACTAAACAAATCAGACACAGCATTAACACGGCTAATCTTATCCTGTCCCTTTCCAGGTGTAAATTCACCCACTGGAATTCCCATTCTTCTAAATTCTTGGTAAAGCGCTGCACCATTTGACTTTTTCTCCACAATAAAAGCGTCTGGTTCCCACTCCCGATACTCATCTAGACACAGAGCCTTGAGTTCTGGAAACTCTAGTCGTTCTTTTACTGCATTCAATAATATTATAGCGTAATTATTAGTTTCTTCGTTAAAAAAGACACCCCATGTTGTTATTGCATTATAATCAGCTCTATTATTGGCTTCTTGAGCAGCATCAAGCGTCATTATTATAAACTCACAACTAGGTGGATCTTCTTCTTCCCACATATTCCACCATTCTCGCTTAATTAGTGCGCCTTCTTCCGATGTTGGGTTCTGTAAGTACTGCGCATTCCAGTATCGTATGTCTAGTGCAGCTCTTCTACTCTGTAATTCTTCTAGCGGCCAGAACTCAGGCCATAATGGGACTTCATTCCCTTTTTTATCCTCTAAAATAGCTGGAAACTCTACTATTTCCCAGTCATCAACGTCGTCATTCTTAACCATCTGGTTAATTATCTGTCCTGTTAGGTCTAATTTAGACCATCGAGTCATTACTACAATAATTGCACCGCCAGGCATAAGCCTTTGTAGTGGTCCTGACTGAAACCATTCCCAAGCTGGGAGAAAAACATCTCCCTTTCCTAACTTTGCGTCTTGCTCTGAGTGTGGATCATCAATTATAAAAAGGTCTGCTCCACGACCAGCCAAAGCACCACCAACACCAATAGCAAAATACTCACCGTTATGATTTGTACCCCACCTACTGGCGCTTTTACTATCCGCTTGTAGACTGATATCGGGGAATATGTCTTTATAAGGGTCTGAGCCCACGAGATTCCTGACCCGACGGCCGAAGTTAACAGCAAGATCTGCTGTATGAGATGCCATGATAACCTTCTTTGCTGGATGCTTACCCAAAAACCAAGCCGGAGCCAGATAGGAAATAAGTTCCGATTTTCCGTGACGAGGCGCGATATTAACGATAACTCGCTTTCTTTTTCCGTCTGTGATTTCTTCAAATAATTTAGCCAATTTTGCATGATGTTCTCCTACTTTATAATCGGGGTAGACATGTTTAATAAAGTCTAAGAAGTTTGCCTTCCCCTGTGTTTTAGTTAAGTTCTTTTTGTATTCTTTTAAAAGCGTAAGGTGCTTCTGTTGCTCCCGCTCACTCATATGAGGGATTTTTGCTTGAAGTAGATTTAGATCGTTTTCACTAATCATCGTCAACTACCTCATGTTCGCCTTCAATGACTTTACCTTT